ATTGTAAAACAAAACGCTAGAGTTTCAGGCGAAGGTTATGCTGATTTAGTAAAAGGAATAGTTGAAGTAATAGATAGTTTTTCATCTACAAAAGGATTAATAAACACAGGTATAAATTTATTTGATTTACCTGAAGATTACTATTTAATTAATAAAGTTAATTATTATCCAAATGTTACAGCAACAGGTACAATAACTTTTGGTTCATCAGGTAACACTTTAATAGATTCAGCAGCAAATTTTGTAACAGGAGGTCAGGTAAAATCAGGTCAGTTAATAACTAATACTACAGGTGGTGGTGTTTTTTCTGGAGGAAGTGCTTTTGTAGTAAGTGTAGATAGTGAGACCCAATTGACAATATCAAGTAATAATTTTTTAAGTGGCTCATTTTTAAATACTAGTTACAGTATTGTGACTACAAAGGGAATTACAGAGGTTGAAAGAGTATCTCAAAATAAAATATTTTACCTAAATTCTTCACCATTAACAAGCCCAGGTCTTACATTTCCTGCATATGTTTTAGGTGGTGCAAATAATGTTGATTTAGGAAATACTATTACAGTTTATCCAGATACAATAACTACAGCAGGAACACTTGTTTCTCAGTATATTAGATATCCTAAAGATCCTAATTGGACTTATTTAAATATTATTACTGGTGGAGACCCTAGTTTTGATGAAACAGCAGCAGATTATCAGGATTTTGAATTACCGCTGTCAGATGAGCCTAATATTGTAAATAAAATATTACAGTATGCAGGGATGTCTATAAGAGAAGGAGCATTGGTTCAATTTGGAAAAGCAGAAGAAAACGAAGCAACTCAACAAGAAGGATAGATTATGGCATATTTAACAGATTATCAATATTACGAAAACAATGGAAACCCAAATTCAGAAGATGCAAATTGGGGTTCATATCAATATATAACATTAAATGACATTGTAAATAACTTTATGTTAATGTATGTTGGGAATGATAAACTAATAAACAACGTTGAAAGGTATAATATAATATTTCATGCTAAAAGAGCTATTCAGGAGTTGAATTATGATTCTCTTAAAGAAATTAAAATTCTTGAACTACAGGTTTGTGATACATTAAGATATGTTTTACCACAAGACTATGTTAATTGGGTTAGAATTTCTTTGTACAAGAATGGTACACTAATGCCTCTTACTGAGAATATTCAAACAAATTGGAGTGATGCTTATTTACAAGATAATAATTGTAGAATATTATTTGATCATGATGGAAATATATTAAAACCATCTACTTCAACATTAGATTTAGATAGAATTTCAAAAGGTAAGAAAAGTATATACTTAAATCAACAAAGTCAATATAACGGACAAGAAGGCTATTTTTATAATGGCTTATGGTATTTTGAATATCCTGTTGGTGCTAGGTATGGTTTAAATACAGAAACAGCAAATGCAAATCCAACTTTTAAAATAAATAAAAAAGGTGGTGTTATTAACTTTAGTTCAGATATGGCAGATGAGTTGGTAGTTCTTGAGTATGTATCAGATGGTATGGAAGGTGGAGTAGACTCAGAGATAAGCGTTAATAAGTTGTTTGAAGAGTTTATTTATTCATATATAAAGTTTGTAATACTTCAAAGTAAATTTGGTATACAAGAATACATCATAAATAGAGCCAGAAAAGAGAAATCAGCTCTTCTAAGGAATTCAAAATTAAGATTGAGCAATATACACCCAGGAAGATTATTAATGAATCTAAGGGGACAAAATAAGTGGATAAAATAATATGGCTAAAATTCAAAAGAACTTTGTCGCAGGTAAAATGAATAAAAGCATTGATGAACGATTGCTTCCTCAAGGCCAATATGTAGATGCGTTAAATATACGATTAGGTTCTACAGAAGGAACTGAAATAGGTGCAGTTGAAAATTCAAAAGGAAACGAACTTATTGTAGAATTAGAGTTTAAAAATTCAAGTTTAAGTTCTTCTGCTCGATGTATTGGTGCTTTTGAAGATGGTGCTAATGAAACTATATACTGGTTTGTTACTGACAAGGCAAATACTAATTCATCAACAGGTAAAGTAGATTTGATAGTATCATATAATACTAGAACATTTGTTTTGTTTTATCATGTTATATCTACTTCTTTATTAAATTTTGATGAAAAATTTTTAGTAAATGGTATAAATTTAATTGGAGACCTTTTGTTTTTTACAGACAACTTAAATCCTCCTAGAAAAATAAATATAAAAAGAAATTACTTACAACCAAATTCATTTACTACAGTTGATCAAATAACAGAACAAGATATTGGTGTTATTGTAGCACCTCCATTAAACGCACCTGTTTTAAATAACTATCAATTAGGTGGAGGGGAAAACTATATGGAGGAACTTTTATTAAGTTTTGCATATAGATGGCAATATGAAGATGGCGAATATTCAGCTTTATCGCCTTTTAGTCAAGTAGCTTTTACTCCTGGCCCATTTAAAATAAATTATCAAACCTATGATAATGATGGGATGTTAAATGTGTTTAATACAACAGATGTAACTTTTAATACAGGTGGGAGAAATGTAAAAGATTTAGATGTTGTGTTTAAATTCAGCACAAGTCAAACAGTAAATGTAATAGAACGATTTAATAAATTAAACGAAGGTTGGTTAGATGACGTTGAACAAACATTATCTTTTACAAACAAGAAAATATTTACAACACTTCCTGAAGCTCAGTTATTGAGATTATTTGATAATGTTCCTAAAAAAGCACAAGCTCAAACAATAATGGGTAATAGGTTGATGTATGGTAATTATGTTGATGGATATGATATTAAAAGTTCATCAGGTAAAGATATTTACTTGGATTATAACCTATCATTAGTAGAAGAAAATCTTTCCGCAAAAGAAATACAAGGTTTAATTGGTAATTTTGATTATACAATACAAGGAGGAACTAATCCTGTTTCTAATGCAAAAATAACAATTGATTTTGGTGGATTAGATTTAATTGAAGGCTCTCAAATAGGGGTTATTTTTGAATATGAAAGCGTTTCATATAGTGGAGATGCTTCTTATAACGATGGAACACAGCCTGAAAATAGTTTTGACAGAACTTTTTTGTTTAATTTACAAGAAAATTACTCAAGTGTTTATGCTTTAGCTACTAGCACAGAATTTGTGGCTGCTGTAAGTGATTTTGTTTCTATTGCTAATTCAAGTTGTTTTTCAACAATTGTTTCAGGCTGTGTGAGTAATTGCACTTCTGGAACAAGTCAAACAGATATTTTTAACTGTGGGGTATCCGCTAAATCTGAATGGGAACAAGTAGGTTTTGGTTTAAGTGGAACACCTCAAGGTATATTAATTGAAGCGTCACAAGGTAGTAATAATATTTCTTTTACATTACCGGCTATAAAATTTGAAAAATATGACCAAACGCAAAATCCTGCAACTCCAATGGGGATATTTGCCTATGAGTATTTAGGAGCTATTGATGCAAATGGATTATATTCAAAAGATGGTTCAAGACAATCATTACATAGTAATAGAGATTATGAAATAGGAATTGTTTATATGGATGAATATGGGCGTAGCACTACTGCGTTAGTTGATACTGATAATACAGTATATATTCCTTGTAGCAATTCAGTAACAAAAAATAGCATTAGGGTTGAATTAAATAGCTATCCTCCTTACTGGGCTACTAAATATAAATTTGTTATAAAAGAGTCTAAAGGACTTTACAGAACTATTTATTCTAATATCTTTTTTCAAGAAGAAGAGACAGGAAATGTTTATTTTAAACTTGAAGGAGACAATAGAGATAAAGTAAAAGATAATGAAATACTTTATGTAAAATCAGATAGTAATGGTGCAGTTACAAATTGTGCAAAAACAAAAGTATTAGGATTTGGAGTAGAAACAGATGATTTTCTTTGCGATAAAGATGCAGATGGGAATCTTATAGCAGGTAGCCCTCCTTGTGGACAATTAGCAGGTGCATATATGCAATTAAAGCCTAATGGTTTTTCAGCAAATTATCCTGAAAATGCATTTATTGAAGAAAGTAATGGTTGTAAAGGAGGTTACTGTGCTGTACAGGTAGAGACTTATATTGACAATCCAGATACTACAGGCCCTACTGATGTGTTTATTCCGTTTACTATACCTGCAGGAAGTATTGTTAGAATTCAAATTCGTGCAAACAGAAGAAGTAGAGGAAGTAGATGTGGTGGTCGTAGCTATCAGTATGATAAAAGGTTTACATCAGGAGATGATTACAATAGTTTATATGACTTTGTTTTAGGAGACAATATAGATTTAACAAATGGTGTAACAACAGGTTCTGATAATACTATAAATACAACTATTTTTGACGAAACATTATATACAAATGGAAGCTTTCCTTCAGCGGTAGCAGGTACAAATACAATATATTTTACATCATATAATGATGGTAGACAGTTAATGGGTATGCGAAATGGTACACCTAATTGTGCTGGTCCTGACAAAAGAAATTCTTACGGAAATATTGACCTTGAAATTCAAAGAGCTACATCATTGATGGTATTTGAAACAGAGCCTTTAGATTCAGATAATGAGTTGTATTATGAAAATGAACAAACATTTGATATTTCAAATGGATTTCATTTATCAGGAACATCAGATGCTGACCAAAACCAAACTATTTCACAGCCTGCTATTGTAGATTTAACATTTTTTAATTGTTTTTCCTTCGGAAATGGAGTTGAAAGCAATACTGTTTTAGACGCTTTAATAAAACCAACATTAAGCTTAGGTGATAAAGTAACGGCTGTATCTGAAGAACAATACAAAGAGGCCAATAGATTTGGAGATGTAACTTATAGTGGAGTCTTTAATCAAGAAACAGGTTTAAATAAATTAAATCAATTTAATTTAGCGTTAGCTAATTTTAAAACACTTGAAACATCTTATGGCCCTATTAGAGTTATGCATGCTAGGCAAACAGATATATTGGTTTTGCAAGAAGATAAAATATCATCTTTACTTGTAGAAAAGAATTTATTGTCAGATGCTGCAGCAGGAGGAGCTATTACTTCAGTACCTGAAGTTTTAGGAACTCAACTAGCTAGAGTAGAGGAATTTGGTATTAGCAATAACCCTGAAAGTTTTTCTACATATGGAACTGATGTATTTTTTACTGATGCAAAAAGAAGTTCTGTTATTCAATTAAAAGGAAGTGGGCAAAGAGGAGATACAGGAGGTTCATTAGGAGTTATTTCTGAAGTAGGTATGAGGTCTTGGTTTAGAGATTTATTTGTAGATGCTTTTGAAACGCAAAAGTTAGGTGGATTTGATCCTTATATGAATGAATTTGTTTTATCTTCTAATTTAAGAGAAATACCTAAGCCACCAAATGAAAGAGATTGTGGATATACTTTAATTATGTCTGAATTAATAGAACCTTATACTATTGTGGTTGACTTAGGTACATTAATAGGAGATGTTTTATTTGTTTATGAAGTTAATAATCCATTAAACATTTCTATTGAATGGAATGGTTCAAGTGTTGTTAACCAAGACGTTACTGGAAATGGTAATGTTTCTTTTAACAAAACTGCAAATAATCCAACTCAAGCAACAGTAACTATAACTCCTGTTCAAGTAGCAAATCCTGTTACATTAGAAATTGACTTTAATTGTCCTGTGTCACAGCAATTAACGGTTAAAGAGATTGTTATAAATAATGAAGGAGATGTTAACTTAACTACAACATGTAGATATAGATGGTCTTTAGGAACTGATTTAAGTCCTTATAGCACTAACTCAGTTGTTTTAGAATTAGATGGGGTGTCATTATTTTCAGAACAAAGTGGAGATTCTTCTTTTGGGACTTTACCTGCTTTAGGTTCAGTTGTTACAATGAAAAACAGACAAAATGCAGGTCAAACTTTTGAGTTTGACGTGAATAAAGATAAATTTAAGTATTTAACTAGTAATACGAATTATAATGAATCAGATTTAAGCACATTAATTCCTTTGTTGAATACAGCAACACCAATAGCAGGAAGTTTCCCTGAGTATTCAGCTAATTTTACATACAGCTCACATATGGATTATATGTATTTGGTTTGGGACTTTAGAGAATCTACACCATTACAATTTTGTTACGATGCAACAAGCCCAACAGAGGCATGTTGTGAATGCTCTTAAATAAAATAAATTATGCCAAGTACAGTAAATAAATTTATAAACGCATCTACATTTGTTACGGCTACAGCTGTATATGATGATGCTGATTTAACTATTATATCTCCAGATGGATATTATCAATACAATAGTGAATACCGATACCAACTAAACGGCTCATTAGGCCCTCTAGTTGTTTGTGCATCTTGTGATGATCCTGCACCAAACCCCATAGCTTGTGGTACAGGAATTGTAATACCACAGAGTAGTGCTGGATTATATGAATTAAATTTTTCTGCAGGTAGCACAACAGGGGCTATAAGCATTTTCTTTCAACCTCAAGACATTCCTGATGGAATAAGAGTTCTTTATAACGGTGTATATTATAATAGATTGTCAACTCCATTAGATGGAAATAGACAAAGCACAAGTGGTGTAGCAGATGCATTTACTGTATTAGGTTTACCAGCAGCTCAAGGGCCATGTGCAGTTGCTCCACAAACATATACCCTTAATTATTATAATGGTTTAAACCAAAGCCCAGCATCATGGATTCCTGGAACTCCTAGTACTAAAACAATTACTACAAATACTGGAGATGATGTTTTGGGAGGTGCAAATCCTCAATATAATCTTTTAATTATACCTAAAATAAGTGCTACACCTAGTAACGTAAAAATAGAAGTTATAGGTACTTGTCCTACTACTCAATTTAATTTAGAGGTGGCTTGTCCTGCAGCTTTACCTAGTTTCCAAGGTAAATCAATTGCATCAGGTACAGGGTGTACTACAGCAAATGCAACTTATTATTTTGGTCAATTTAGATTTCAAGTAAACACCTACCCTGAGCTTAACAATCCTGTATTTAATGATGTTAATGGTGAGTTTAGAGTTTTAGATGGAAATTATTACATGGATAATAGTCAAGTAATTACAGTTACAAATGGAGTGGTAAGCAGTATAGTAGCATGCTCGTAATGATGATTGTGAACAAAAAAAATAACATATGGCATTAGAAAATTATACATTAACGTTTAGTGAATCGGTAAAAGGATGGCCTTCTTTTTATAGTTATAATCCAGATTTTATTCTAGGAATGAATCAGTATTTATATTCTTTTAGTGGTGGTGCTTTATATAGACATAATACTAACGAGAGAAGGAACAACTATTATGGAGTTGATTATGATTCTACAATTACAGGTGTTTTTAATCAAGAGCCTACAGCTGTTAAGGTTTTCAAAACTATTGAGCTTGAAAGTGATGACTCATGGGACTGTGCTTTAGTTACAGATCTAGGTAGTGGTTTTATGGATGACACTTATTTTGAGCAAAAAGAAGGATCTTGGTTTGCTTTTGTTAGAAGAATTGGAGGAAGTCAAGATTTTAGTCAAAGGTCAACTCAAGGAATAGGTAGTTTTCTAAGCACATCAGGATTATCACCAAATACAATAACTGTAACATTTTCAATATCAATAAGTTCTATTATTAATTATGGTGATTCTGTTTTTTATAAAGATGGTGCTATTGTAAAAGAGATAGGGCCAATAACAAGTATAAGTGCTGATAGGAAAACTATTTTAATAGATGCCACAGACTTAACACCACCTCTTTCAGGGATACCTGTTGGATCGTATATTTTTACGACCAAAAATAGTGTTGCTGAATCTTATGGAGCAACAGGTTATTATATGGAGTTTAAATTAACAAACAACAGTACTACAGCTGTGGAACTTTTTACAGTTGATTCCGATGTATTGAAAAGTAATCCTTAGATTTTTGTATCTTTGCGTTAATGAAATTTAATATAAGAAAATTAAACGCATTAGACTACGAAACCATTTTAGTAAAATGGTGGAAAGATTGGAGATGGACTCCACCTCCTAAAGATTTTTTACCAGATAATGGTGAGGGTGGTTTTATTGTATATGATAATAATATTCCTGTTTGTGCAGGATACATATATATAACTAATTCATCAGTAGGATGGTGTGATTGGATTATATCTAATTTTGAGTATAAGGATAAACAAAAAAGAAAAAAAGCTTTATTAGAGTTAATTGAAATTTTAACACACACTTTAGAGTTATCTAATTGTAAGTATGCGTATGCTTTAATAAAGTCTGATTCTTTAATAGAACATTATAAGGGAAACGGTTATATTGAGGGAGATCAGTACACCAAAGAAATGATAAAAAAATTATAATATGGGATTAGTAACAGGGATAGCTGCAGGGGTAGCTGTAGGTGGCCAATTAGCAAAAGGTTTTATAGCTTCAGATGGTTCAAAAGAAGCCGCTAGAATGGCAGGTCGTTTAAATATACAAAAAGAAGAATTAGAAAAGGAAGCGGTATCAAGACTTGAAACCAATTACTATGATGCTCTTAGAGCAACAACAGATGTATATGATAAACAACTTCAAACTGCAAATGCAATAACTGGACAGATAATCGAAAAGGCAGCTGAAGGTGACCAAAGAGGTTTGTTAGCTACAGCAGGTAAAGTAAAACAAGCATCAGATGCTACCACAGGATTAATTGCAGATAAGTATGCTGGACAACAATTAGATATTGATACAAAACAAGCGCAAGCTGCTGAAACAGATGCTGCTAGGATTGCAATGATGTTTGATGATAGAGCAGCGGCAGCAGGAGTAAAAGCTGATGCGTTAACACAACAATCAGATAACTTACAAGGGACAGCTACAGGGTCGTTTATTAACGCAGGGACAAGTGCATTATCTGCTGGACTTCAAGCTTTTGGAGGATTTGCTGGTATGAAAGATGCAACAGGAAAGGCAACTGCATCTTTACTAAAAAGTGGAGCGGCAAAAACTGATTCAGAGGCATTAGATATAATTAAGGGGTATTCTAAAGAACAATTAATGCAAACAGTAAAAACAGGTCTTCCTTTTGAGTTAGAATCTACAGCTCCAAATACTCCGGTAGTACCACAAAATGAAGATATTAGAATAGACGAAAAAAATACACAATTTGGTTATTCAGATTCTGTTGGAATGGATACAAAAGTAGAAGCTGAAAGTGGATTCACTAATTTCTTTTCTGAATTAAAAACACAATTTGAGAATTTTACAAATCCTTTTGGTGATTTTAGTGAGATGTTTCAAGGACTAGGACTCTTTGGTTCTCCAAAACCGAAAGAAAAAGAAAAATAAATTATAAGATATGGGTAATGCATTAGACGCAGCAAAGTTTTCGGTTGAACAAGGAAACACAGGTGTTGGTACACGAAAAACATTATTAGATGCTGTTGACACAGGGATGACTGATGTTAACACCTGGGCAACTAATATAGCTACAGAACGTAAAAAATTAAAAGATGATACGGCTAAGCTTTACAGGGAAGGCGAATTAAAAGCTCAACAAGAAATATCAAAATTAAAAAGTACTGGAGATCAATATAAAACTGAAAGAGATTTAGTTATAAAAGGATTAGCTAGTTATAAAGACCAACTTTATGATAATGAAAAATTAGTTAGAAGTGGCGTCATAAGTGCTGATGATAATGTTATATTTAGAGAAAATGGAAAACAGACGTTTGATATTATGCAGCAAAAAATTCAATCTGCTTCAAAAGATTATCAATTAACACTTCAAAGAGCTAAAGGTGGATATTGGCCTGATAAAGAAGGTGGCCCTGATGTATATCATCTTCCTGCATCTGGAGATGAAGAGGGGGCGATGCAAAGGATCCAAAGTAGAATAATGAATCCTAATTTTGTTAATTTAAGCATAGGTAGAAATGGATTAGGTGATGTTACTTTATACAAAACAAAACTTGAGGATGGAGTTGAGGTTTTAGATTTAGATGACAATGGTGAACCTCAAGTTTTACCAGGTCAAGGTTCAACTATGAGTATACTTTCTTTAGAGGGAGGAAGGAATGAAAGGGCAGATAGGTTTGACTTAGCAAATGAAACTAAAAAGTTTTTTGTAAAAGATGGAGCTTTAGATGTAGCAGTTGAAACAATGGCTATTGGGCCAGATGGAAAAATGTATGGAACTGTTAAAGATTTCTTATTAGCTAGAGATTCAGAAGGGAATCTTATTAATAAAAGAGTTACAACTTTAATTAATGATGCTACGGCTTTAGCTACTAGCACTAATAGTAGAATGGTTAGTATATTAACAGACAATGGCCCTGAGGGTGAAAGATCGAAGACTTTAACCATGAATGAATGGGCAATGCTTAGCGATAAAGAAAAGAAAGAAAAAATAAAATATAATTATTATGACCTAGAAACAGGTGAGGTAGTTCCAGGTGAGAAAAACAAGTATCTAGAAATGAAGCTTGTGGCAAACCAACTCACAGTAGTACTTACGCCTGAAGATAAAAAAGCTGCTGTAAATACTGCAAAGGGCAGTATTCTTTCTAAAGTTAACGAGAAGTATACTGAAGGAGGTACTAAGAGAAGTGAGTTCCAAGCAAGGCAAAAAA